CTCTTTAAAACCATTTTCTATCAAAGAAAATTCTTTTTCTAAACTCGCAATATAATTTTCCAAACAAAATCACCTTACTTTCAAATTCTGATTTGTAGCTGAGAATGTTTCAACCACTTTCCGTATTATATCAGAAAATGGCTGTTTTCTCAATCTAGAACCTGTCGAAATCTTCCTGTGTTGCAACTTCTGGATACTTGTAATCATCATTACTGCTCTCGGCATACATATCATTAACCATCCCTATTGTCAGAAGGTCAAGGTCTCGGATAGACAACCCTATCTGCACACATCTTAGAAGAAATAAGGGTGTTGTCATCTGACGCTCTGTCGGGCGAAGTTTTTTTTAGCTTCAACATCCGTTTTCACATTCAATCCCCATAACTCAATAAGTTGTGGAAGAATCTGATAAATAGAAAATGTATTAAACTCATCAAGCCATTCTTCTGGTGTATCGGGAATGCCCGGGTCTGCGTGTTTTGCCATAACATATGCAATATTCTCAAACATCTCAAGTGAAAACATATCCAGGCTTGAACTCTCCTCTTTATCTTTTCCTACAGCCTTCTCCAAGGCACTCAGGTCTTTATAAATATCCCTTCCAAACTTAATACGATAAATTCGTGGGATTGCAGCAGATGCCTTGAATGGCACCTGCTTTCCATCAATTTCAAGATCTTTTATAAGGCTCATGATACGACCTCCTTAGAACTGTTCTTTGCTGATGATACCTTTGCACTGTCGGACTGGCCAGATGCATCAGATACTGCTTTCGGAAGATATACTGTTTTATACCAGCCATCATAAGCAGCCGCTGAAGTGCTGTCAGATGTTCGTGCCTTTACATAGCCCCCATCAAGAGGTGATGCCGTAATCGACAGGGTTTCTGTCTTAACTTCGATTTCATCTTCCTTTGTTGCAGATTCGATGGTTGGTCTTGCCGCCGTACAGTTATAAAGCACATGACGGATTTTATTGATGTCACCATCAAATTCAAACAACAGTGCAAATTTACCTGTTTCCACGGTTGCATCCTCGACAAGCACATTATTGGCATCAAGGGATTCCTTCAGTACATCGGTACGGAACGACTCCGGCACCAGAGCAAGTTCAAGGTCACCTTCATAACCCTGATTGTTATTGATCGTGTAATATGCATATCCGTCTGCATAGAATACACTTGGCTCTCCGTTTGGATCAAGCGAAATGGATACCGCACCGGGCATCGGCACAGGTGTACCATATGTCACCTCTCCATCATCACTTTTGGTAAGCAGTGCATAATGCACATTTCGGATATTAAACTTGACTTTATTCTTTTTATTAGCCATTTTTCTATACCTCCATCTCATAAAGCACTTCATACAGACTTTCTGACTCAATCCATACTTCGCTTTTCTCATAAAAAATTCCATGCCCGTCAAACATGGCTTCTATTTTCTGTTCAAGTTCTATATTTTTTACATCCGTATATAACTCCACATTCAGGCAGTTTATTTTGTGATATACCTTTCCGTCAGCAGAAAAATTATTGCTCTTCGGATATAAAAATACCAAGAAAGGCGGATTGGGTGACTCGCCCTCTGCAAAATGATGATAGGCATACGGAAAACCGATTTTTTCCATCACTGCCATCACTTCTTCATGTGTCATCACCGTAACCCCCTCTCTATCTTCTGCAGAAGTTCCTTATTGCCTTTTTCTTCTGCCGGAGCGATATGCTCCCTTCCGGCTACCCTGCCGCCTCCACGTTTTGCATGGCCGCGTTCCAGAAGGTGTGCAATCTGGTATCTGTCCTTGGAATGGACTGTCATGGTAAGTGAGCTGCTGCTCTCCGCTGTCTTTTTGACCGTCCAGCTTTTCTTATACCTTCCTGTCTGCTTCGGGGCATTTACCTGTATCTCTTTCTTTACGGTCTTGGATGCATCTTTTACCGCATCCTTAACGGTATCCGTTGCAAGATTGGCATACTCTTTCAGACCATCCATGATTGCATTTGCCAGTCCGTCAACCGTTGTCCTTCTCTCTGCCATCCGCTCACCTCTTTGTCAGGGCAGCCCTTATTTTGACTGTCTTATTTTTATACTGCACGTTATCAATAAAGGAAATATTGTAAAGATTCCCACGGAAAACAATACGAAAATGCTCCGTATCAAGACCTGACACCTCACTGCAGTAGCGAATGACAAAATCAATCTCCGTTTCCGCATTTACCTGTTTTGCTTCCCAGTATTCTTTTCCCGACAGGCTGTTCACATAGGAAAAACATTGATAATGATTCTCCCACACAACCGTGTGGTTTCCGGCTTTGTCCGTCTTCGTTCTGCTTTTCTGTATCGTGATCCGTTCACGCATGAGTTCTATCATCAAAATATCTCCCTCCTGATTCCAAAAAACAGATACTTCAATGTTTCCGTCATGGTCTTATGATCCGCTTCTTCCCGATGCTCATACAGGTAGGCAATAACATACAGTTCTGCAGTACGGACAACAGATCCATACTCTTTGAGTTCTTCCGGGGTTTGTCTTGTCACGTCTAAGATCAGGCGGTCAGATGTTTCCATCAGACGGAGGATGAGTTCATCCTCGTCTGACGAATCGACCCTGAGATACCCTTTGGCTTCCTCAAGCGTTACGAACATCCTGCCAACCCTACTTTCCGACAGCCTTGATATCAAGTGTCTTGACTGCCTCGGAAAGGATCAGCTTGCCGTCCACACGCTCGGAAGCAAGGAATCCGACCTGTCCGGTTGTAGCATAAAGCTCATTCAGTCTCTTGAAACTTCTGCCTTGGCGGTCGGCAATCCAGTAGTAACTGTAATCACCGAATGCCATGACACGGTTTCCGGCTGCAAGTTCCGGCACATAGATGGATGTGCGGTAAGGACGGTTTAAGATCTTATCAGGCTCACCTTCCCTTACGGACGGCTGCCAGATATAATTTCCGTTTCCGTCCTTCAGCTTCCTGATTGCCTTTACGGTCGAATCATTCAAAAGCCATACCGCCTTGTTACGGTAAGGGGCACGGAGGGAATAATAAAGATCCATGACATCATCAAATGTGATGGATGTTCCGGTAGATGTCACACCTGTCTCAGCCCCGCCTGTGGCATTGAAGATTCCGGTAGGCTTGCCCTTGCCGTCACCGATAAAGAATGCCTCTTCTTCCTTCGTACCGATTCTTCTTCCGAACTCCCTTGAGATGTACTGCTCGATATTGAATACACTGTCATTTAAGAGTTCATCGGACACCTTGATCATGGTTGCCAGCTTAAAGGCACTGATGGTTGTCTGTCCGAAGCTGTCATCAGATTCCGGGAACTGACCGCCCTCATCGATCCATGCCGCCTCACCCTTGGATGTGACGATTGGAATCTTACGGTCACCGCTCGATGTCTTGATGACGGTTGCAAGGTTACGGAAGAATACCTCCTCTTCCAGTGCTTCCACCAGTTTCTTCTCGTACTCATCCGGTACAAGATAACCGCCCTCAGAATCCGTGCCGATGGTAAGGGCATTCTGTACTTCATAGGACAGCACCTTGTTTCTCATGCCGTTCCAGAACGCTTTTCTGTACTCATCGGTGGCCCTTCCGGTCTTTGCGTCACCGCCAGTCTTTGCATCCGGCTTGTTGGTGATCGGTGTGCTTGTTGCCTTGGAAAGTTCTGCATCGATGGCAGCCTGTCTTTCCAGTCTCTCGATCTCCTTTCCGAGATTTACGACATCGTTTTCCATCTTGTCATAGGTGGCCGCATCCTCAGCTGACACAAAGCCTTCCTGTGTTCTCTTGGCATCGAGGAATGTCTTTGCTGCTTCCCATGCCTTTGCTCTTTTTTCTCTTAATTCTAAAATCTTACTCATCTTGAAATCCTCCTTAATGTGTTAAAAGACTCAGTCTTTTTTCTAACTGGCTGACTGGTATCATGGCATCCACACGGGATACCCTGGAAAGGAACGATTCATTCATCGCCTTGGTGGAATACATCATGGAATCCTGCTGGAACGGGAACTTCTTTTTCTTGTCCTTATCCTCGTCTTCCTTTTCTTTTCCTTCCTCTCCATCACCGCCTTCTTCCGGTTCTTTTTCCGGCTTTTCAGGCTTTTTCTTCTCTTCATCCGTCTCATCGGAAGAAAAGAGTATCTTATCCGCAAATCCAAGCTCCACTGCCTTCTTCGCATTGAACCAGGTCTCATCATCCATCATGTGGGAGAGCCTTGCACGGGTAAGCCCCGTCTTGAATTCATAGGCATTTAAGATTGATTCCTTGACCTCGTTTAACATGGCGATTGCTTTCTGCATATCCCTTGTCTCGCCCATTGCCATGGTCGCAGGATTGTGGATCATCATCATTGCAACAGGGGATACACAGACCGTGTCTCCTGCCATTGCGATCACGGATGCTGCCGAAGCTGCAATGCCGTCTATCTTGACTGTCACGCTTCCCTTATAATCACGGAGCATGTTGTAGATCTGTGCTGCTGCGAACACATCACCGCCCGGAGAATTGATCCATACCGTGATATTTCCGCTTCCGGCATTCAGCTCATCCTTGAAAAGCTGCGGGGTAACTTCATCCCCGTACCATGTTTCATCTGAGATCATGCCATTTAAAAAGAGCGTCCTTTCCATACCAGGCACGCTCTCATCTTCATTCTTTATCCAGTTCCAAAACTTCCGCTTCATCGTTTACCTCTCTTTCTGCTGTTTTCCTGTTCCGGGAGTTTTTCTTCTTTCTTCTGCCCTCCTTTATCCGATCCCGCAAATGCCCCTGCATCCGCAAGTTTGGTCATTGCACCATTCACAAGGTACAGGTTGCCGCCTTCCTCATCAGGAATAGGGTTCATGTTCTCCATTTCACGGATGTCATTGGCAGAAAACCAGCCGTTCTGTCTTCCGACTGCATAGCCGTTCATCCTCGACTGGTAATCCCCACGGAGAAGTCCGTCTACATTCAGCTTGATAAAATACTTTCCTTTTTCACCCGGCAGAAGGAGCGATCTCTGTAAGGACTGCTCCCATCTGATCACCCACGGATCAAGTGTGTATTTTACGAACTCCAAGGACTGCTGCTCAATATTGGAAAAGCTCGACTTATCAAGGTCACCTACCATGTGGGGCGGTATCCTGTAAAGTCTTGCGATCTCATTGATCTGGAATTTCCTTGTTTCAAGGAACTGTGCCTCTTCCGGTGGTATTCCAATCTGCTGGTACTTCATGCCTTCCTCAAGCACTGCTATCTTGTGTGCGTTACTCACGCCACGGTACACGGAGTTCCAAGACTCACGCACTTTTGACGGATCCTTCAGCACTCCCGGATGTTCCAAAACACCGCCCGGATTCGCGCCGTTTGCAAAGAAACTCGCACCGTATTCCTCACAGGCAAGCGTCATGCCGACAGCGTTCTTTGCCATTGCAATCGGTGAATAACCGATCAGTCCGTCAAATCCAAGTCCCGGAATGTGAAGTACATCCTCGGCTTTCAGCTTGATGTTACCGTATTCCTTGAACATGGGGTTTTCATCACTGTTTCTGGAATACACATAATAGATATTTCCCCTGTCATCCCTCTGCACTTCCATCTTGTCAGGAAGAAGCGGATACAGGCCAAGCACCCTTCCTGCCCCGTCCCTTATGATCTGTGCATAGGCATTTCCCCATATTAAAAGATGACTCATCAGTGTTTCCCTGAACACAAATGAAGTCATCTCCGGGTTAGGCTCATCATGGAGCAGATAATATAACGGATGGTCATGCACCAGCTTCTTGCCTCCGTCATCCTGATACTCATACACATGAAGCGGTAAGGATGCGACTGCCTCCGCAAGGATTCTGACACAGGCATAGACTGCCGTGGTCTGCATTGCAGTTCTTTCATTCACAGGCTTTCCACTCGTTGTCCTTCCAAACAGAAACGAATATCCTGCATCTGCTGCCTTGTCCACAGGCTTATCCCTCGCCTGTCCGAATCCAAATAAACTCTTAATTCCCATACGATACCTCCGCTGTTAAAATACTATAATTCCTCTGTCATCATATACACTTCCGTCACTGCCCTCATTTCTGATTGCACGATCAAGCGCCATGACGGTTGCAACGGCCCCGTCAATCTTCTCCGTGGATTTTTCCTTATCCATCTTAATATTCCCTGCCGGATCCTGACGGACAAATACATTATCCATCATCCATCGCAGCACCTTATGTCCGCCATGTGCTATCCTCTCTTCCAGTGTCAGCTTCATCAGCTCCTTGGTCGGAGGACTCATGTCTTTATACCCCTGTCCGAATGGAACAACGGTAAATCCCATTCCCTCAAGATTCTGAACCATCTGCACCGCTCCCCATCTGTCAAATGCGATCTCTTTAATATGAAATTTTGTTCCCAGCTCATCAATGAACTGCTCGATAAATCCATAATGGATGACATTGCCCTCGGTGGTCTGAAGGCATCCCTCGGCTGCCCAGACATCATACGGGACATGATCCCTTCGGACACGCAGCCTCATGTTATCCTCTGGTATCCAGAAATACGGAAGTACCACATATTTCTCCGTATCGTTTCTTGGTGGGAATACAAGCACGAATGCCGTGATATCCGTGGAACTTGAAAGGTCAAGTCCGCCATAGCATTCCCTACCGAGAAGCTCCTCCTCATTCACGGCAAAGGAACAGGCATCCCACTTATCCATCTGCATCCACCTGGTGCTCTGTTTCACCCACTGGTTCAGACGGAGCTGCCGGAATACGTTCTCCTCTGCTGCATTCTCTTTTGCACTGATATATGCATTCTGCACTTTCTCAATGTCTATCGTGTATCCGAGTGACGGATTTGCCTTATACCACACATCCTCGCTCGACCAGTCATCCTCATCGGATGCCCCGTAGATCACAGGATAAAATGTCGGGTCTATCTTTCTCCCCTCTATGATATCCAGAGCCTTCTGGTGCTGTTCAAAACACACGGAATTCCGGTCTGTCCCGGCTGTCGTGATCAGAAAGAACAACGGCTGTGTCCTGGCATCTCCAGAACCCTTGGTCATGACATCGAACAGTTCCCTGTTCGGCTGTGCATGCAGCTCATCAAAGATGACCGCATGGACGTTCAGTCCATGCTTTGTGTATGCCTCTGCCGACAGCACCTGGTAGAAGCTGTTGGTTGGTTTATATACAAGCCTTTTTACGGACATGACAGGCTTGATCCTTTTCTTCAGTGCCGGACACTGATCCACCATATCCACTGCAACATCAAATACGATGGAAGCCTGTTGCCTGTCAGAAGCACAGCCGTAAACCTCAGCTCCCCATTCACCGTCACCGCATGTCATATACAGTGCAATGGCAGCCGCCAGCTCCGATTTTCCGTTTTTCTTTGGTATCTCACAGTAACAGGTATTGTACTGCCTGTATCCGTTTTCCTTTACCGTCCCATAAAGGGTACGGATGATCTCGTCCTGCCACGGGAGAAGTTCGAACGGAACTCCCCGCCACCTTCCTTTGGTGTGTTTCAGGCAGTTTATAAAATTGACCGCATGGTCTGCTTTTGCCTTGTCAAACATTATCCTGCACCGCCTTTCACAAGCAGAAGCTCCATTTCATCGTTCTGCTTATCCTCACCGCTGTCCGTGGAGATACGGCTTCTTGCAGACGGGGTCAGACCGAACTGCTCACAGAACTTATTCATGATCTTCAGATAGGTCTGGGCAATGGACACCTGCGGTACCTGCTGCCAGTATCCGCTCGGGGTCTTTACGATGGTCCCGTGTTGTGTAATGAACTCCTCTGCCTCTTTCCATCTCGCATATGCCTGACAGTATCCTGCGAATGCTGCCATATCGATTTCCGTAAGGATCCCCAGATGCTCCAGCTGTTTTGCCATCCGCTTCCATTCCTTCTTTGCCTCATCCTCAAGCCATGCCGGACAGCGCGGGGCCTTTTTCTCAGGCTTTGGTTCGCCCGTATTAAGGCTTCTCTTGCCCGGATTGCCCTCAAGCACCTTTACTGCCGTAGGCTTTGGTTTTCTTCCTCTCTGTGCCACTGTCCTCACCTCCCCGCAAATGGCATAATAAAAAGACCTCCGAAGAGGCCTTCCGATTTGTGTGTTTATTCTTAAAGTGTCATTCTAATTGCCGGAATTCTTGCTTTCTTTCCTGTTTTCCAATCCGAGTATGTTGCATTCACCTCGGTAAGCCCTGCCATCCTGATGCCTTCCTTTTCAAATGCTGCAAGTGTTTCGATCAGGCTTGAAAATGTACTGCTTATCGTAAATTCGCTGATGCCGTTTCCCTTTAAAGCCTTTACAATTTCCGGAATGTCGTAATCCCAGATGATTCCGTTAAAATCAATGTTATCGTTTCCTGTTTCCTGGCAGTCTCTGTATGCTGCAAACAATGTGCTGTTGATCCCGTAATCCTTAAGGCTTCCTCCCTCGTTCATGGCTTTTTCAAAAACCTCAATTCTCTTCATGGTCTTGTACCTCCGCTTTTTCTTTGTTTTCCCTTTCGGTAGGTACATATTCGCTCTAAACGCTGATTATATCCAGTCATTTCAGTGCCATAATGTACACAAAGATCTGCCGGAGGAATTGTACATATTACCGCTGTGACCTGTGGATGGTTTCAAGGATCTGGTCCTGTTCCGTTGCCCCGACACCGATGCTCTCAAGAGCCTCACGAGTGCCACAGTCGGGGCAGATAAGCGTTGTCCCGTCAGTCCTTGATAAGGCGGGCGGTGCTGCGTATCTTTCCCCGCACCGTGGGCATATCCGTATCCGCAGTATTTCACTCTTCATGTCCTGCCACCTCCACCGCTTTTATCTGTGCTTCGGAAAGGTAGTGCTCATCAAATCCGAAGCTGACATACCCCTGAAGGCATGTGCTTACATAAGAAAGGGAAGGTACTCCTATCTTCCGTTCTTCATGCATGATATACACAAAACACTTCCTTCTCCGTATCTTCCCCGTGCGTATTCCTTTGATGTCCAGTTCCATTTCCTTTTTGTAATAAAATGTCGGGAATCCTTCGTAGCGGTCAAGCGCTGCCTCATCCGATTCCGTGACTTCCCATGCTGCAACGGGAACCTCTCCGCCCTTCTTGGGTTCTATGGTAAGATAGGCACCTGTAAGGCTTCCTTTGAAAAGCAGTTCATAATCTTTAATGACTGCAGTTCCGATCACCCTCGCATGCGGGCATCTCATCCGCATCTGTCTGATGTTCAGGTTGCTGCCGTAAGCAATGTAATATCTTTTCTGCATAATGTTTCCATCCTTTCCGAAGGGAACACCCTTCTACCACCTTAAGACCGCACATGGCGGTCAATGCTCCAAGGTGGCAGGAAGCTGTTCTCTTCAAGCAGCCCTTCCGCTTCTGAATGCGGTGTCTCCTGCAAGTCTCTTTGTGAGGATGTCCCTTGCCGTCTTGAATTCATCCCCAATGAATCCGAGTCTTAAAAGCCATGTCCTCATTGCGTATTTCGGATTTTCTGTCTGCTGCGGTTTCGGGCTTGCCGTCCTTACTTCCTTTGCCATCTGGCTGAGTGCAAGGCAGAGCTGGATGTAACTCTTAAGCTGTCCCGCATGCAGTCCGTTCAGCTTTCCATCTGCCGGGGCATCGAATTGGAAAAGTCTGAATTCAACCGTTCCTTTTGTAAAGGTTGCATGGTAGTTCAGCATATGGTATCTGCTGTCATTGTAATGCTGATTCCGTCCGTAGCTTGCACCGTTTGAAGTGTACCAGATGTCTGCAAGGGCAGCCATCGTCTTTGGCTTCTTCTTGTTGAGTTCTTTGAGGAATCTTGGGTCTACCGTTCTGCAGTAGCGGTTCATCCTTCCCCTGTCAAGGTCTAAGGCATCCGCCAGAAGGTTCTCATGCCCCGCCATGATGTTTGCAAGATTTCTTAGTGTCTGCGGAGTATGCCCTTTTGCACCGATGTGGATGTGTACTCCGCATCCCCTCGTTGCATCGCTTTTTGCACCCGCATGTCTGAGCTTTCTGATAAGTTCTTGCAGTGTTTCAATGTCGCTGTAGGTAAGGATCGGTGTCACCAGCTCGCATTTCTTATCATCCGGTCCCGCAATGCTGACATCCTTCTGGAATTTCCATTCCCTTCCGCTTTCGTCCCATGCGGACCATGTATAATATCCGTTTCTGGAAGCCGTGTTTTCAAATCTTCCCGTTCCAAAGAATGCGGCT